TTATTTGATTTCCAGCACGTTCAACCGCTCTGGCGCTGGCACCGCGTCGTCCGAGTCTTCCGGCTGCCAACCGACCGGTTGCATCGGGATGTCTTCGCGATCGAAGGCCAAATCGCCGCCGTCCACCACGGCGCTACCGTGGTGAATGCCTTTGAAATCGAACAGATTGATATCGCTCAGGTGCGAAGGCACCACGTTTTGCATGGCGCTGAACATGGTTTCCAATCGGCCAGGGTAACGCTTGTCCCAGTCGCGCAGCATGTCGCCGATCACCTGGCGCTGCAAATTAGGCTGCGAGCCGCACAGGTTGCACGGAATGATCGGGAAGGCTTTGGCGATCGAGAAACGCTCGATGTCTTTCTCGCGGCAATAGGCCAGCGGGCGAATGACCACGTGTTTGCCGTCGTCGCTCATCAGCTTGGGCGGCATGCCTTTCATCTTGCCGCCGTAGAACATGTTGAGGAACAGCGTTTGCAAAATGTCGTCGCGGTGGTGGCCCAGCGCGATCTTGGTGGCACCCAGTTCGGTGGCGGTGCGGTACAGAATGCCGCGGCGCAGGCGCGAGCACAGTGAACAGGTGGTTTTGCCTTCCGGGATCTTGTCTTTGACGATGCTGTAGGTGTTCTCTTCGACGATCTTGTACTCCACCCCCAGGCTTTCCAGGTAGGCGGGCAGAATATGCTCCGGGAAGCCGGGCTGTTTCTGATCGAGATTCACCGCGACTAACGAGAAGTTAATCGGCGCGCTCTGCTGCAGGTTGCGCAGGATCTCAAGCATGGTGTAGCTGTCTTTACCGCCGGACAGGCAGACCATGATGCGGTCGCCTTCTTCAATCATATTGAAATCGGCGATCGCTTCGCCCACGTTGCGGCGCAGGCGCTTTTGCAATTTATTCAGGTTGTATTGCAAACGCTTGTTATCTTGTTGATTCTCAGTCATTTTATTTTTTCGATACTCCAGAAAGGGGCATTATAGGGGCAAAGAGCATTAAATAGCCAGCCTGTCATTGAGCATTGCCACCTGATCGCCGTTCATCTGTTCAATCCATTTTCCGTAGATCTCGTAAACCATCTGCGCGTTTTCGTGTCCCATCTGCGCCGCGATAAATGACGGGTTCGCTCCGGCCGTCAAAAGCCAGCAGGCGAACGTGTGGCGCGTCTGGTACGGATTACGTGGTCGAATACCTGCGCGCTTCACAGCGGAATTCCAGCGAGCGCCTATCGACGACAGGCCATAGTGCGGCCGCTGTTCGCCTTTGGATGGGCGCGGGACGAACACAAAGCGCAGGCGTTGGCGTTCGGTGCTGCCGTATTCGCGGTGATGATACGTGATCTCGGTTGGCCGATGCAGACCGGTAAGCAGCCGCTGCGCGCGTAGTGCCTCCACCGCCGGCGCGAGTAGCGTTACCGTGCGAAAACCTGCCTGCGTTTTTGGCGGCCCGAATTCGCCCAGGGACGTTAAATTTCTGCTCACCCGTAATTCACCTTTGTCCAGGTCGATATCCTCCCATGCAAGGGCGGCAAGCTCGCCGTGGCGCAGCCCGGTAAAAATGGCGATTGTCCACATAAAACGGCGCTGGCCATCCAACGCCATTACCAACTGATCGTACTCATCACGGAGAAGCGGATCCGGTTTCGTGTTCGATCGCTTCAATTTTCGAACCTCCTCATAGGGTTTGTCGCGGATAAAGCCCGAACGGTAGGCAAAACGTAAAACGGTACAGAGTGCACCAACATAATCGTTTACCGTGCGCACGGTGCGGCCGTCCTTGTTGCTGCGCAGGCTTTCCTGGTAAAAGGTTCGCCCATGCAGGAGCGCATTTCTAAAACCGAGAATGTCGTTGTGGTTGATGTCAGCCAGCGCCCGATCTGGTCCCACAATGAATTTTATGGTTTTCATTTGTGACCGGGTTTTTTTCATCGTATTACGCGCCAGCTCTGGTTCTCGGTTTTCCAGCCAGGCATCCACTAACTGGCCGAATGTCTCGACCTGACGAACTGGCCCGGAAGCGATGGTGGCTTCTGCCGCACGCTTAGACGTTGGGAACCGTGAGGCATAATCAAACTGCCCCAGTTGGATCTCACTCTGGATGACTGCCCGCATCATGGAAGCGCGCTTGATGTTTGCCGGGGTGATTTCCCAAGATCTCAGCAATTCGCGACAGCGTTTCCCGCGATACATGAACCAGATAGCCAAGCGCTTTCCGCGGATCTCGACACCGGTTGGTAGTTTTGCTTTTGCCATCACGCATCCTGAACCATCTTATTAATCTCCGGGTAGTTGTACCAAGTGACTCCGCGTACGGCACGTTGGCCACTGGATGCAACCCGCTTGAAATGCACCCCTTCAATCCAACACCCTTGGCGATATTTTTCTATTTGTCGATCGCTAAGGCCCGTCTTTGCTTTAAGCCTATCTTCAACAACCCACTCTTCATTAAAGATCACTTGCGGCATACTTCACCTCATGATCGGCCAGCAGATTATCGTGCTGGCCGTTACTATTTTGATTTTCGAAAATCATTTTTCAGTGCTGTAAACGCCGTCGCAGTACAGAACGGCGCGCGGGCGGCGCAATTGGATTGCTTCCTTCATTCGTTCGCACTGGTCGAAGCTCGAGTAAATCCGCTCTGATACCGGCAAAGCATCGCAGGCATCGTGGCCGCACGGGCTTACCAAAAGGAGGAAGCCGATAAGTGTCAGCATGCCGCCTCCTGCGCCGGCGACAGGTCATCGATCGCCTGCTGATAGCGCTGAACCTCGTCAGCGCTCAGGAACCGCGCAGAGCGATGCAGAAGGGCGCCTAGCTCTGCCCGTTCCTGGCTTGTGGTGCCGCCGTTCTTGCCGGCCGTATCGATCGACGCACCCAGGCCGGCAATCGCGTTCAGTCGGTGGTGCTGCTTCACGATTTTGTTTTTCAGCTCGGTGTACAGGGTGATCCCCAGCTGCGCTTTCAGTTCTTCAACTGAGGCGCGTAGGTCCGTCGCCTGTGCGGTGGTGGTGATCTTCTCGATGCTGCCGCGAATATCCTCAGCAATCTTTTCAGGCTCTGAATTTTCAGTAACTGGCTCCGGCGCCTTATCAGCCGCCTCGATCAGCTGGCCGGCGCTTACGCGGGTGTCCGGCGTGACGTCTTTCTCTTTATGCCAAACCATCTCTTGCCCGCGCTCGAGCATTTCCATGATCTCGGAGTTATTCGGCAGCCGCCGGCACAGACGGTGCATGACGGATTTTCTGGACATAGACTCGAACCAGTTAACCCACGGGCCGCTGTCGCTGTTCTTGCTCGCCGCGCGAACCTTCTCAATGTCCTGCAGGTTCATCACTTCAAATTGCAGTTCGCCGCTGCGCATCTTGGCGTAAGCGAACGCGCCGATCATATCCCCGCGGTCGAGCAGATTGGGTTCGTAGAAAACATGTTCGCCGTCCTCATCCATCCACACCCGGAATTTATCGTTAGCGTACAGCGCGCGGGCTGCGATGATAGAAACCTCGCCTGACTGACGTGCGCGTTTCATCACGCCATCGATCATCGGCAAATACTGCGCTCGAGGGATCCACTGACCATCGGTGTTTTTCGTCTTGTAAACGACAAGGGCCGCCTCGCGCCCATCGGGGATCAGCCCGTCTTTAGCACAGGATGACAGGGCGTTAATCACGCTCTGGCGGTCGGCATCGAACAGATCTGGATTCGTTGATAACGCCACTGCCGCGGCGTTGGTGAATTTTTCAAAGCTGACGTGGCTCGGCAAAATCGCTTTTGCCGGTGCCAGCTGTTCTGCCAGGTCTTTCTGGATTAGTGCGAGTTGGTTGCTCATTGGTATGCTCCTTAGGCTATGCGCAGCGCTTCCAGTCGTCGCTGGTCAAAGTCGTTAATGTCGTCCACGATTTCTTCTGTGATCGGTTCTGGCCATACGTCGGTATCCTGTGCCTGTTTGATATCCCGCAGGGTTTTGCGGTACTCAAGGCGGCCGAGTTCGAGCAGGTCAGCGGAGGCCTCAACGATGGCGACCCAGTGGTAGTGCTCATCCTTGTTGACGAAAATCCAGAAGAACTGATCCAGCGCCGCCACATCGCAATACATGCCCGCGCTCAGGTGGTAATCGCGCTCGATGATTTCACGGTGCAGGCGAGCGCGCAGGGCGCTTTGCTTGACGTTACCCATGCTGACGGTTTTAAGGTCAAAGCCGGTACGCAGTCCGCCGGCCTCAATCTCAAGATCGGGACGTACGCGCAGTTCGAGGCCGGTTTCTTCATCGATGCCGAAATAGCTCACCTCAACCGCGCGTTGTGGGTGCTGCAACAACTGTCCGGCCGATGGGTGGGTGAACAGGGCGCGCTGAATTGCCTTGGCGTGTTTCATCTGCGCCTGCGTGATCGGCTGGCGCTGGTCGTTGCTATTTTTCCAGGCGCTGATCACTTCGTCGGCGAATACCGCAGTTGGCAAAATCGTTTTGATACGCGCGGCCATATCCTCTTTGCTGCCGCTGACCGGCAACGGCGCCGGAATCGCGCGCTCTTTCTCGACAAACTCCGGATCGATGGTCGCCAACTGTTCCAGCAGTGCGTCGCGGCTGCCGGTGGTTTTCAACGGCGCCGGCAGGGTGGCGTTGTACTCTTTGATGCAGGCTTTCATCGCCGTGGCGGTGATTTTTGCCTCCTCTGGGATGCTCTGAAATTTCGGCGGCAGCAGCATGTAGAACTGGCCGATTTCGTCAGCGTTTCCGCCTAGCGCATACGGCGTCGGCAGGGTGGCGTTATGCTTCTCGATCACGGCGCGCAGCGTATCGGCGTCGGTCTGTTTCGGCAGGGTGGCGTTGTGCTGTTCGATAAATGCGCGCATCGATGCTGTATCTGTGAATGCCCCCTCGGGGATCACAGGCTCAACGCTGAATTCTTCGTCCAGCTTTTCAGGCTCGAGCGCCAGTGCGTGAACCAACGAGCCGAACGTCAGCGCATCGGTGCGCTCGCGCTGGATGGTTTTGATAACGTGGCGGCCGTGGTAATACATCAGGCTGATCCGCGCGTCCTTTGCCATCGTGCTGCTGATGCCGTTGGCGCTGTGATAGACCTCGTTCGGAATATCCAGATAGCGCCCAGGCTCGAAGTATGCCGGGGCGGCCGGTACTTCCCGGCGCGGTGCGTCGTCGACTGCCGCGGTAGCCTCGCTCTGTACTTCGGCTGGCGCCGCGGTATCTACGTTCTCACCTGACAACTCCGCCGTTTCGCCTGACACATCGGCCGTTTCCGTTGACGAATCCAGGAACTCGCGAACATCGCCGCCGGTCGTGGCGCCTACCTTGGCCAGCGGTGACGCGTCAAACAACTCGGAAACGTCAAATCGACCGCCACCCATGCTGCGGAGTTCGCCGGGTTGCTGCTGCGCGCTGCTGGCGGTTCCGTCGATGGCGGCGGCCATTTCCTGGCATTTTTGCTCGGACGCCCGGCGCGCTTCCTGCAGGTTATATTCAACTCGCTGGTCAAGGAACGCGACACGCTGCTCTTTGTCATCAGTCCAATTCTCCAACACATCGCAGGTAATGTGGTGAACATCATCGGCAACCAGCTGATTGAACGGATCGCATGTTTCGATCTCCTTGGCCAGCAGGCGGGCGATGGAGCCGCGCGAAACATCTCCGATGGCAGCAATCAATTCAGAAACGTCGCTTTCGCCCATAACGGTAGTTGTCCCGTTCAACGCTGCGCGAATCTCAGTGCGGAGCCACGTGCGACGCTCTGTCTCGAACTCGGCGACCACTTCATCTTTTTCACCCGCATCTGAGGCCGCTTGTTGCGCTTCGGCGCCAGTTTGTTGCACGGTTTCCGTGTTTTGTTGCACCGGTTTAGCGTCGATTTCGATCAGATTGGCGTTGATGTAGCTGCGCAGCGCACCGGGGGTAACGTGCAGGTTTTCTTCGGCCCCGCGGATTAGTGCAACAATCGCCTGTCGGGAGAACTGCAAAACGCCAGGCGTGGCGCTGAGTTGCTCATTCCACGCTTTCAGCGCCGCATCGTTGCGTTTTTTCATCTCGGTGACCGCGCGGATGATGGCTCCCGGCGGGTTTGAAATGTCTAAATCAGACGGATACAGCGCGCAGCCGATTACGGTTTTCAGCATCTGCAGAGAGTCGATCGGCGTGCCGGTTGCCGGTTCGGCGCCGTTTGTGAGGATTGCGCCGGATTCGGTGCGCAATGGCCCCTCAGGCGCGGTTTCGGCTGGTTTGGCGCCGCCGGCCGCTGAGGTTTGCCACTTCGTGATAACGCCCGCGCGCTGTTCTACCGTAGCGTCGAGGTATTCGGTGGCGAATTGGCACAGCTTGCCCAGCTCCGGCACTTTGCCGAACGGCGGCCAGATGGCTTTCATGCCCGAGATTACCGTGATCGGCATTTCTGGGTAGGTGTGTGCGAACTGCTTGAGGCTGGTCAGCGCCAGAATGACGTTTTGCGGGTAGCGCTGTGCATCGTCCATCACGAGCGCTTTGGCCGCGGCCAATTGCTCGTCGTTCAGCTTCAGGCAGTTATTGCCGTAAAGCCACGCAGCGGCGATCACTGTGTGCTTGTCGAGGCTCGATGCGAAGTATTCACCTGCAGGTTTCTGCTGCTCCTGCACCACCTGCGGTTTTTCGGTGCTCCTGCTGTTTCCTGCTGCTCCTGCACCACCTGCAGGTTTAGTCATGTAGGGATACAGTTTCGGGAATGCCACGGATGGATCGAGCGTGTCGCGCGGCACACAGGTTTTGCCGGCGTCGCTTTCCAGCGCCCAGGTAAGCCAGAATGTTTCGCTGAATTCGCCCTCTGCGGGCAGCTCGTCAACGACTGGAAAATCGATGCGCACCGGCGCGAAGTAGTCGGCTTTTGAGTGGCCAGCTTCCATGAAGAGAAAATCACGCTTTGTCTCCGCGTGATCATCAGACTTCGCCTCAAAGTACGTAAAAAGATGGTATTTCCCAGATTTCTGTTTTGCCCTGTAAAGATAGGCTGCAACATTTTGCATTGTGAAGTTCTCCTAGGTTTAGGTACAATGCCAGCCGATCAGTGATCTGCCTCGGTTGGTCATTGGTTATGCTCCGGTTGCTGGGGGTGGTTCCCCGGTAACCCGTCGCCGGGACGTAAAGCCGGTAGACGGGCCCGCCTTGTGCGGGCCTTTTTATTTTCTAATCGCAGTAACTGCGGTTGCAGTGTGGGCAGTAAATAACATGGGTGTTTTTTGCTTCGTCGAGCGAAATACCGGTTTCATACCCACGCAATCCGCGTTGCTGGTAAATATCCTTTTTGCAACGAAAACAAATCCCATCTTTTGGCGCGAAATGTGGAACGTGCTTATTGTTGCAATATTCCAGCTGTGCCTTTCGTGCCGCGACAGGGGAAAATAACTTTTCCATAAATAACCTCTCGTGGTGATTGATATTGAAATGCGCCCTGCGAGTTGACGCCCCGGAAGGGAAACGCTTGACGCATTTCAATATTCTAAAAAGCCCCGCCAGCAACGGCGGGGAAGGCTACACACAGCAATCAATCATCGCTTGCGAGCATGGCTAGCAACGCCAGCAGGAGCAGTTTTTTCGGGGAAGGTTTACCCTGGATGCCGAACTCTGTGGCGTACTCACTGCCTACGTTAAAGTGCGTACGCACCGCAGCATCAATGGCACATTTCGGGCAATCAAAATCACCTACGTTTGCACCTTTTGAATTCACGAGAGAGTGCGGTTTTTCTTTATTATCGGTATTGACGATATAACCGATGGTTTCGCCGTTAGTCATAATTTCCACTACGGTTTTGTGCAGCAGATTTAATTTGATTTCGATTGATTTGATCATGGTTATGCTCCGTTTTTAGGTAATGGGATCCCGCGACTGATTAATTCAGCCGATAGGGTGTTGCTAATTTAAATGTCAGTGCGTGCCAGCAGGCTCGAAATATTCAGGAATGCCACGTGACTCAAACGGCATTTTTATTGCCCGTAGGTTACCCGTTGGCTCGAACCGGTATACTTGGCAATGAATATCGTAATGTGCCACCCATGCCGCGCCGGTGCGCTTATTACGGAATCGTGTCGCTTTTCCGCTATGTGGAATTGTGGTGCTGATCATTGGTTAATCCTCAGCTTGATTATTGGTTATGCTCGCTGTCTCTCCAGCCGTCCTTCGGTCTTTCCCGAACTGTCAGAACGTCGTACCTGCTGCGCTTTTGCTTATCCCCATTGTTCGCGTCGGATAATGCCTCCGACTTGAGTTCTGGAGATGTTGTATTTCTCGCCTATTTGCTTTTGGGTGTACTGGCCAGTGCCATACTCCTCGCGAATTCTTTCTGCTTTTTCCCTATCAATTTTTGCGTTTGGCATCGGGTGCCTGCCTCTTTTGACGCAATCCAGGTTGTTATCCCTTATAGTTCCGATCTCGAGGTGATCTGGATTAATGCACCTCGGGTTATCGCATTTGTGCCGCACTACGAGGCCTTTAATGTCATCAATACACAGTCCATTCGCTTCGCAGAACGTCAGCCGGTGAGCGTAAGTGCTTCTCAAAACACCGGCGATTTTTCTGTTTGTTGCCAGGTAACCGTCGGCATTGCCAACGCGACCGTGATCGACGCATTCATCTAATTTTTCAGCAATGACCTTCATGTTCATCCGCCTCAGGTTGGCTACTTAGTCATCACGACAGCCACGAAGTAACTCGGGGTCTTGCTTCGTGGGCGTCCTGCCTTGATGACTCGTTGCTGCGATGAGACTAAGTAAACATGTTCTTTACTTTTTAGTCAAGCATTAATGAGTTAAAAGGTAAAGTGGTGCTTTACATGGTGATGTCCAGGCGTAAAAAAAGCCGGCCTCGGGCCGACTTGGTGGGTTGGAAACGAAAAAGGCCAGGGGCTTGGATAGCCTCTGGCCTTCTGAATCTCAAAAATTACTCTTCGATCGGCTTATACCGCCCTCGCAGGTACTTCTCAACGTACTCATCGATTTCTTTTAGCCGGAGCTGGAAGAGATCAATCATGCGTTCTTGTTCTGCTTCCGGAAGCTGACGGAATAATTCAAGCATTTCTAGTTCTTTGGGCTTTAGCCCTGTGTCTTCATCTACAACCTCGCCCAGAAGCCATGCGAGGGAAACCCCACCAGCCTCAGCAACGGCAATTGCAGATTTTTTGCTCATAGTTCCGGTTTTAAACCAACCCGTAACTGCTTGTTTACTGACATTGGCAACTCGAGCCATTTCCGCTTTGGAAAGCCCTTTATCGTTAAGTTCTGTCAGCCTTGAAACGAGGCTTGGTTGTGATTGTTCCGTATTCATAATCAGCATTGTAAATGTTTGCTTTACTTTAACAAGGCACGCATTGCTTGACTCAATAGTAAATAATTGCTTTACTTAATTTCTCAATGACAGGAGAGAAACTATGACGGCACTTGATAAAGCAATTGAGATAGCGGGCTCCGCAAAGAAGCTCAGCTCAATGCTTGGGATTTCCAGGATGGCTATAAGCTTGTGGAAAAACGACGGAAAAGGGGTGGTACCCGCCCATCGTGTTCTTTCCATTCATCAAGCAACAGGCGTGACGCCCCACGAACTGCGCCCGGATCTTTACCCAAACCCAACCGACGGCCTACCACAAGCAACGCAGGATAGCAGGCCTGAAAATTAAGGACTGATTTATGGAAATCAAACACGAGCAGATACGCGAAGCGCTGCGCGGGTGGGCCATCGAAACAACCCAGCGCACGGTAGCCGCCGAGATCACCCGCGCTTATTTTGACCTGCAGTTACAGGCGCCACTGCTGGCGCAGATCGAACGTGCCGACGGCAGTGTTGATGATGCTGCATGGCACAACAACAAGCAGCAGATTTTCCGGTGGCTCGACAGCGATAGTGTGGCCGCGCGCCGCAAGATTCAACAGCTGCAACCGGCGATCCTCGCCGCGCTGCCAGCAGAGCTACGCGCCCGGCTGATTGCCGGAAACAGCATTGAATATCTGGCAATCCGCGCGCTGAAGGAACACCAAGGGGCGATCGCCGCGGCGCTGCTGAACGCGTTGCCGACCGACTTTGAACGGGAATGCGACAAAGCTGAGCGAAGCCTCAACGAGTTACGGCGCGCCTATTCAACCCTGCATTAACCGGAGCATAAACCAATGGCCAATTTTTCAAGAGCACAGATCGAAACACAGATCCGCGCCCAACTGGTGCGCGAGGGAATTCCCGACGACGTGGCGCGCTCGGCTGCCGGCCGTGGCGCCGATCATTACCTATCCCGGCCGAACGCGACGATCGCCAGCAGTATCGCAATCGCAAAGACGTACGCAAAGCCGCTAAAGCGGGTGAAGGGCAAGCCGGCCATTAAGCCGGCGACGGGGAATGGGGTAAAGACGTGGCGGCGTAGTTAAAACGGTGCTTTTGCGTAGTCGATGGCTGATGACAACGCTTCCATGAGCACAGGGATGTCTTCTATATGGATTCGAATTGTATCCGACTCTCCGGTGGTCGAATCGGTTTGAGATATTTCAACAAAATCACCGTTAGTGAGCGTTACACCGATTTCATCTCGCTGAGGAAGAACACGTAAGAATTTAGACATGACATTTTCCCTTGTACTAGAACAGGCCGAAGTTGAATGAGCAATATTAACTCGAAGGCTACAGCCATGCCAAAACCTTTGGCTAAGAGTAAGGCTAATAACGAGCCTTACAGAAAGGTGAAGATCACTATGTGGGATGACCCGAGATTCCGGGCGTTGTCCCCGTTGCCACCTAGCGGGCAGAGCTTGTTTATTTACCTGCTCACAGGCCCGTTCACGGGGATTATTCCTGGGTTATTCAAGGCCGGGCGCGCGGCTTTAGCTGAGGAACTGGGCTGGGATGTCGAAGCCTTCGACTTAGCCTTAGGCGAAGCCTTATCCCTTGGGATGGTCAAAGCCGACATCCAAGCCCGAGTTTTTTGGCTGCCCAACGCCGCCAAACATAACCCGCCAACGTCGGTAAACGTCATCAAATCGTGGGTGAGGGCGTTCGAATTACTGCCCGAATGTGACCTCAAATATGAGGCGTTGGAATCCCTGAAAGCCGCATCGCATGGGGTTTCACAGGCTATGGGGTTGGCATTCGATAAGGCTTTCTCTTTGGCTAATCCTTTGGCTACGGATAAGCCTAAGCCTTTGCCAAGAGGTATCCAGAAAGCAGTAAGCAGTAAACAGATCTTAAACCCCACACATAACGCGCGTGGGCGCGAAGATGGGCAGCCATCAGGGGATTCGGCGCCGCCGGAGTTTGTGGATGACACCTGGCCTGATGATCCCGCTGTAAAAAAACCGATGACTGCCGACTGGCAGCCGTCGCCAGATTTCCGCCAGCGCGCCGCGCTCTGGAATGTACACCTGCCGGCCACCGGGTGGGAGCAGCACGAACTGGCATCGTTCCGAGATTATTGGACAGCGGAAGGCAAGGTATTCCACCAGGTGCAGTGGGAACAAAAGTTCGCCCGGCATCTGGCCAGCCAGCCTTCGCTAAATCGAAAAGCAAACGCAACGGGAGGTAACCATGCGGAATTCAGATACAACCCGGGTGATCAGCGCTCGTACTACGAGCAGTTCACCGAATGGGAGCGGCAGTCCGGGGGGCAGTCCGCCTCCGCAGGAGTGGGCGCTCTGGGAGCTGATGACCAAAATCTACGGCCAGCGGTGGATTGCCAAGAATGGCAATCGTCCATCGGACCTATGGACGGCGCAGGTCAATTCGATGACGAGTGAACAACTCACCCGCGTATGCAGTGCCTTCGCGGACAAGTGCAAAGCCGGCAGCCACTGGCCGCCCGATCTTGCCGAGTTTGTCGCGGTGACCGCCGAATGCAGCGGTGGTGCGTTCGGGCTGACGGTTGACGATGTTCTCGCCGAGAACAAGCGTTGGCGCAATGAGTTCTACCGCTACAGCTGCGCAGAGACGTTCGAGTGGCGCCATCCGGTGCTTTACCACATCTGCATCGCACTCAAACGCATTGGCATTGAGAGAAAACTCACAGAGCGTGAACTGCGTGCTCAGGCCGCGAAAGAACTGGAGCGCTGGGAAAAACGGGTTGCAGGCGGATTGCCTATCCCGCCGATCCGTCGACAGCTGGCGCCGCCTAAAGCACCCCCAGGGCCAACGCCGGCGGAACTGCTTTATGCGGAGTACAAGCGTAAAAAGGGGATTATTTAACACTATGAAAAAGATAGTAAAACCGGAGCATAAACCAATGACCAACGATCAGGCTGTCAGAGTAACCGCAAAGCAGCTCGTGGAAATCATCCTCGGCAAAGAAATGAGCACCACTGAAATCTGGCAAGCGGTCAAAGCCGCGCACCCGGCAAACACGATGACGCGGCAGGAGCTGGCGCTCAGGCTGCGGTCGATGATCAGATCGCCGGACGTAAAAATCACAAAGAAGGGCTGCGGGCCGAGGGCGCTTTACAAGCTGACAAGCGTGTCCGACAAATTTGTTGAGTAATGACTGAATTTTAATCTGTAGCACATCAAGGCCCGCAAAGGGCCTTTTCTTTGCTTGCAAACTCAAATTATTCTAACCATAATTATACTGTACAAATAAACAGTATTTTGGCGTTAGGCTGTGATAGCAGAATTAGTAATCAATAAAAAACAAAGCGTTACTAAGCCAAATTACACACAGCAAAGGAGGTTGAGGTGACCGGATTACAAGACACGCCCCCAGGAGGGTACAAAGTCGTGCGCTGCATGGATGATGCGGTGGTTGCCAGATTCAAAAATTTCCCCGTCTGCGAGCGGGCGTTGATGTACCGAAAGGGCGATCAGATCTCCTTCATGCCCCTACAGCCAGAAGATATTGTCGGCACACCCAAATTGATAACACAAATTTTAGAGCGGGCCGGCTACCGTAACCTGAATTCTGATAGACTCACTTAACGGGCCTGAACACCCCGTGCCTGCTGCGCCACAGGAGAGAACATGGCGCAGTTACAACTCATCAAGCAATCACCAGGAATACTGATCCCGGCCACGCCGGAGACCAGCGAATTTCTGCAATCGAAATGTAAGCTCGGCGCCGTGCTGGTGGCCGATTTCAAACAGGTGCGCAACCCGGCGTTTCACCGTCGTTTTTTTGCGCTTCTCAATCTGGGATTCGAATACTGGGAGCCTACCGGCGGCGCCATATCGACGAACGAGCGCAAGCTGGTTACCGGCTACGCCAGATTCCTGGCTACGTTCGGCGGCAATGAGCCGGCGCTTCTGAATGCGGCTGAGCAGTATCTCGAGCGCATCGCTGATCGGCGTGCCGGCAGCATCAGCGCGTGCAAATCCTTTGACGCCTATCGCGCGTGGGTGACGGTCGAGGCTGGCCACTATGACGCGATCCAACTCCCCGACGGCACTCTCCGCAAACACCCCCGCAGCATCGCGTTCGCCAACATGGACGAAACCGAGTTCCATCAGCTGTACCAAGCTGCTCTCGATGTTTTATGGCGCTGGATCCTGCACAAGCCGTTTCGCTCCCACGAGGAAGCCGAGAACGCCGCGGCGCAGCTGATGAATTTTGCGGGGTGAGGCGATGAAAATTTACCGCAGCAAAAAATGGTTGGCGGCCGTCGGCCAAATCGAACAATGCGTGTTGTGTGGAAGCTGGGGAACCCAGGTCGCACATAGAAATGAGGGCAAAGGCATGGGGCTAAAAACGGACGACTGCGCCACCGCGGCGCTCTGCGTTTGTTGCCACACCGCGATCGATAACGGCAAAGATCTCTCACGCGAAGAGCGGCGCCAGATGATGGACCGCGCGATCGTTCTGACGATTATTCAAATCGCCCGCCGCGGGCTGGTGGTGCCGCAATGATGAACGCAAAGCAACTGGAATATATACGGCTGGAGTTAACCCATGCGCTGCATGATGACTCCGGCGGTACTAAGGGGCAACTCCAGGCATTTATCGAGCACCCGCCGGCGGACAAAAACCATTTGCCCCGCCAAAAAATTCATAAGGTGACGCTTGAGGGTGGCCGCGAGGTCAACGCCGAAAATTCTGCGGTCTATGCGTTAGAGACACGCAGCCGCAGGCGGCCAATGCCACCGATCAACGATCATGTCTTTTCGTCGTGCGCCTGGCGCCGAGCAGTGATGACGTTGGGCGATCATCAAATCGCATGGCTGCGATACTGCTACGGCTTCGATCTGCAGTTCAAATATCAGACCGAAATTTGCCAGCACGTGTGGGAGAGCTACCAGGTGTACAAAGTCGGCAAGCGCCTTCAGTCAAAAATTATTAAGCGCCTGGTGTCGTTAGTCTGGCTGGCCGTGCAGGAAACCGCGGCAAAAAATAAAAATGAGACGTACAAGGAATACGCCGGCAGCGCGCTGGCCAATTTGATGAGCGTCGACCGCTCAACCTGGTCACGAGTATATGCGCCGCACTGGGCGCGCCTGAAAGAGGTCGCAGAGAAAATGGATGTGGAAGCCCTGGAGCTGGTGTCGTCACGTCGCGAAGAGATTATTTATCGGTTGGAATTGCAAAATGCAACAAAATAGGGCATATTCGACGCTAATTTGATAAATTGCCAAAATTGTGTTAACCCGCCCGCGCGCGGGTTTTTTTATTTCCCGCTCCAGATGGGCGCCCCGGAAAGTTGCCGCTCTCCGGGGCTGTATGCCCGCGTCAACAGTCACGAGCACACCCGTCTATTGGAGTGCCGAGACCTTGAAAAATCACGTTAATGCAGTTGTATCACGCGCCAGCGGAAAGCCTGCCCCGATCGTCTATGCTGGCGAAACCGTCGGTTTTGGATGCGACGATCTCCACGTTGCAACGATCCCGGTTTGGCTTGCCCGCCTGGTGATCAGCCATTTTCACTACAGCAAGCGCGTAGTGAACAACTCCTATTTGCACCTGGGTATTTTTGACGGTCGCGAGCTGGTGGGCGTCATGCAGTGGGGCTACGCGATGAACCCTAGCAGCGGGGCGCGCGTCGTGACCGGCACCGGCAACCGCGAATACATGGAGTTAAATCGGCTCTGGGTGCATGACCGGATGCCGCGCAATACCGAATCACGCGCAATCAGCTATGCGCTGAAAACCATCAAGTTGCTCTATCCCGCTGTGGATTGGGTGCAGACGTTCGCCGACGAACGCTGTGGCCGGTTCGGCGTCGTGTATCAGGCGAGCAATTTCGATTACGTCGGCAGCCATCAAACGACGTTCTACGAGCTCGACGGCGAGTGGTATCACAAAATCGCAATGACGACGAAAGGGCGCAAGGCTGGCGCCCGAGGAAATTTCTTGCAGGCGAACGCACACCGCGCCACCGCCCACACATTTAATCAGTTCAGGTATATCCGCTTTCTGAACAAGCGGGCGCGCCGGCGGCTAAACACGAAGCTGTTCAGCCCGAAGCCATACCCGAAACCTGAGAATTCACCCTAACCCGGCACCCGCTGGGTTTTCTTTTTTCATCACCCGACGATCGGGCCAGCCCCGACAGGGGGAGGACATGAAAATGCCTGACAAAAACCCCGACTTGTGGGCGCAACTGATTGCATGGCTTGCCGCTCACAAGGAGGGCGGCGGCTATGCGGCCACGGCTGCGCTAATGGCGTTATTGCGCAGCGCGTACGTTGGCCAGCAGGGATGGACACGCCGACTAATTGACGCCGCAATGTGCGCGATGGTCGCGTATTTCATCAAAGATTGCCTGGATGCGATCGGCTGGGATTCCACCTATGCCTATCTCGGCAGCATGTTTATCGGCTATGCCGGCGTCGACTATTTCGGAAATATGCTGCGCCGCATCGCCAGCAACCGCACTGGCTCCCCACGACAGGAATAATTCATGACTCAGGATCAATTCAAAGAGGCGGCCGGCATTGGCGCCGGACTGGCCGCGCGCTGGTTTCCACATCTGGAGGCAACGTTTGCCGAGTTTGGTATCACGTCGCCAGTGGCGCAGGCAATGTTCATTGCTCAGGTCGGGCATGAATCGACCGGTTTCACTGCGGTCGCGGAATCTTTCAACTACAGCGTTGATGGCCTGATTGCCACATTTGGCCCCAAATCGAAAGCCAAACGGCTGACGGCAGAGCAATGCAAAATGCTGGGGCGCCAGCGCGGAGAATCGGTGGTGCCGGTGAACCGCCAGGCGGCGATCGCGAATCTCGTCTACGGCGGCCGCCTGGGTAACAAATCCACGGGAGACGGTTGGAAATACCGCGGGCGCGGCCTGATCCAGATCACCGGCGCCGACAATTATCGCGCCTGCAGCGCCGGCATCAAAACCGATTTGCTGTTGGTGCCTGACCTGCTGGAAAAAGACGAGTACGCGATGCGCTCCGCCGGCTGGTTCTGGAAATCGCGGAATTGTGGCCAGTACGCCGGCGACGTCGAACGGGTGACGCTGCTAATCAACGGCGGCAATAACGGGCTGGCAGACCGCAAAGAACGATTTGAGCGTGCGCGCCAGGCACTGGCATGAGCGGCTGGCTCTCAAAACTGGCTGGCGGGGGAATGTTGCTCCTGCTGGTGGCGGCAATCTGCTTGGGTGGTTACAGCTCGCTGTTGTCGCACCGGTTAGAGCTGGCACGCCAGCAGGTTGCAGAGCAGAAAAAGACGCTGGCGCAGCAGACAGGACTGATCACCACACTGCGCGCGGATGACGCCCGTAATCGCGCAATGATGGCCGAACAGCAACGGAGAGAGCAGCAACTGCGCCAGCAGGGCGAAAACTACCAGAGGAAATATCAGGATGCCATTAAAAATGACGAGTGCGCCCGCCGCACTGCTCCTGGTGCTGTTCTTGGCCTCCTGCGCGGAACGGACACCACCGCCGCCGGCGCCGCTCGTGCTGTTACCCCCTGAGTCGGTGTTCAACCCCTGCGAACAACCAAAATTGCAGGGTGACACCTGGGGGGATATCGGCAGCCACGCACTGGCGCTGCAAACAGCGTTATCAATCTGCGCCGGCCAGGTGGCCACGCTGAACCAATGGCGGGCAGCCGCCGGGAGAAAACAATGAGCGAAGCTAAGTCGCAAGATGGCAGCACTGTAACGGGGTATCGTGAACTGTCATTTGGCGAAATCGGGAAGATGAATCAATTCAAAGATATCAGCCGCCAGTTCATCAAACTTCTGCGCGAGCATGTTGGCGATGTCCGGGCCGATTGGGAAGCAACGGATTGGGCTCGCCAGGCTGAGATGGATATGAAGCGAGCTTGTATGGCCGCTTGCCGGTCCGTGGCGAAGCCGGATGCTGATTGCTAACACCATCTGCATTACAGGTGGCATTCACTGAGTGCCATCGATAATGCGCAAGCAAAACCATCAACGGATCCTGCCCGGTCACCCTGACTATTATCCGCTGGTGGTTTTTTTATGGAGTAACGCCATGTCGAAACCGGAAGAAAGCGGCCTTGAGCGCGATTACTGTGCCGGTCAGCTTTCTCTGCGTGAGATGGCAAAGATATACGGCATCAGTGAAGCAGCCATTAGAAAGCGGGCCAAAAAGCATGGGTGGGTACGCAGTGAGAAAACTGGTACGCAACCCGGTACGCAGGTACGCAAAAAAGGTACGCAAAAAGAGAAGGTGCGCACCAAGCCAAAAGCGGCAGGAAAAACCTCAGAAAAAGGCGAGGTGGAACTGACGGTTGATCCTGATGAATATGGTCTGACGTTGCAGCAGGCGTGGTTTGTTCATTGGTGCGTAGTGAGTAAAAGCAGGGTTGAAGCGTACCGCCTGGCTGGCTACGAGGGGACAGGGAACACCGCCTATGTGGGCGCCAGCCGTCTGTACAGAAGGGATAGCGTTCGGCGCGCTATTCGCGACCTGCAGGAAAGAACGGCAAAGCGCTACCAGGCAGACCTCGACGATTTGATAAATCAGCTGGTGGCAATAACCAAAGCTGACCCGAACGACCTGATGCAGTACCGGCGAGTGAATTGTCGTTACTGCTGGGGTGAGGGACACAAATACCAGTGGCGAGATCTGGGCGAGCAACTTAAGGCCGAAAAAAAAGCCGAGGCCGACAACAGGCCTCCGCCGGATTTGTCGGGCGGCATTGGGTTTATCGAAAACATGGATCCCAACCCGGACTGTCCGCATTGCAACGGCGAGGGTGAAGGTTATGTCCACATCCACGACACCCGGGACCATGTCGGCGACGCGCGATTTTATTTCACTGGTGTGAAGGAAACGAAATTCGGCATCGAGATCCAAACGGAGGATAAGAAAGCCGCTCGGGCCATGTTGATCCAACTCATCACGAAACTGGATCTGAATAATCCGGCGAGTGATGTACCGAGAGGCCTCGACGATTTCTATGCAGATATTGGACAAAGCAAGCCTGAATCCAGCGCTCCGGCAGTTCTGGACGACAAAGGCGAGGAATAAGGTTTTATACGGTGGGCGAACCTCATCGAAGTCATGGGACGCCGCCGGCTTTGCGACGTTCCTGAGCGACAAATACCGCCTGCGTTTTTTATGCACGCGCCAGATCCAAAACAAAATTGAGGAATCGGTGTACGCGTTGCTGAAAATTCAGATCGAGCGGTTTGGCCTGCGTCATCGCTTCCGCATTCTGGACAACAAAATCATCAACCGGTTTACCGGCAGTGAATTCATGTTTTACGGGTTGTGGCGACACGTTGACGAGATCAAGTCGCTGGAAAGCATCGATGTGCTCTGGAACGAAGAGGCGCACGCGATGACAGAGGCTCAATGGGAAATTCTGGAGCCAACGATCCGTAAGGAAGGATCGGAGTGCTGGTTTTTGTTCAACCCGCGTTTAACGACTGATTTTGTCTGGCGAAATTTCGTTGTTACGCCGCCGCCTGACACGCTGGTCAGAAAAATAAATTTCGACGAAAACCCGTTTCTCAGTCGCACCATCATGAACGTGATCGAGGCCGCCAAGGCCCGCGATGAGGAAATGTTCGAGCACGTTTATCTCGGCGTGCCTCGCACGGACGACGATGAAGCCATTATCAAGCTCTCGTGGATAGAGGCCGCTGTCGACGCTCACAAGGCGCTCAACATCGAACCGGCCGGCCGCCGGCGCGTAGGCTTTGACGTTGCCGACAGCGGCGCTGATAAGTGCGCCAACGTGTATGCGCATGGTTCGGTGGCGCTTTGGGCTGATGAATGGAAAGCACTTGAAGACGAGCTGATGAAAAGCTGTAAACGCACGTACAACGTTGCGTTGAAGCATGATGCGGCGATCGTGTACGACAGCATCGGCGTTGGTGCATCGAGTGGCTCTAAGTTTGCCGAAATAAACGAGGAACGTGAAAACGCCAGTGATTGGGGCGCGGAAGCGATCGAGTATTTCAAATTTAACGCCGGCGGTGCGGTCTTCGAGCCAGAGCGTGAATATCAGCCAGGCATCACCAATAAAGATTTTTTCGCAAATATAAAAGCGCAGGCCTGGTGGCTTGTCGCTGACCGCTTCCGTAATACGTACAACGTGATTAACGGGAAGGAAAAACGCGAGAGCTTTACTGACGACCAGCTGATCAGCATCGATTCCGATTGTCCGCTGCTGGACAAACTCAAATTTGAGTTATCCACGCCGAAACGCGATTTCGATAAAAACGGGCGCGTGAAAGTGGAAACGAAAGACGATCTGAAAAAGCGCGACATTCCATCACCAAACGTCGCCGACGCTTTCATTATGGCCTTTGCGCCGATCGAGATGCCGCTCGTGATTTCCGATGACTTCCTGGAGAATATTTGATGTGGCCCTTTAAGCGAAAAAAACCGAGTAACGAGGCGCCGCCAGTGCAGGAGGCGCCAAAGTCGCCAGGTATTGCGATCAGCGACGAGATGCTCGCCGAGGTCGGACACAAAAAGCGGCGTGAGTTCGAGAAATACGAACCGCCGGCCGGTGTTATCCCTGACGGTATCCGCAGTGCGATTCTTGCGATGGATGCAACGCCATACGATTCACTGAACGGCAGCTACCCCGATTACGTTTTCGGCGGCTTCCCAGGCTATCCCTATTTGGCGCAACTCGCCCAGCTGCCGGAATATCGCCGGATAGTGAGCGTGATCGCCGAGGAAATGACCCGCAAATGGATCAAGGTTAAAGCGGCCAGTGACGGGGATGAAAGCAAGGCTGACCGCATCGCGTTGCTCGTTAAGGCGATGGAGCGTTACAAGGTGCAGGATATTTTCCGCCTGGCTATTGAGCACGACGGATTTTTCGGCCGCGGCCAGATATACATCGATGTGCGTTCCCCGCGCGGTTTGTCCGCGTGGACGGATCCGGAGGAGCTGCAATCACGGCTGTTCCTGTCCAACAAAAAAATCACGCCCGGCTCGCTGGTGGGCTTTCGCGTGATTGAGCCGGTATGGACTTACCCAGGCATCTACAACGCCGATAACCCGCTGAGCGATGATTTCTACAAGCCGGCGGAGTGGTTCGTGATGGGTAAGACCGTGCACGCTAGCCGCATGTTGGATCTGATTTCCCGGCCGGTGCCTGACATGTTGAAGCCGGCCTATAACTTCGGTGGCTTGTCACTGACGCAAATCGCCGAGCCCTACGTCAATAACTGGCTGCGTACCCGCGATAGCGTGGGTGATGTGCTTCATTCCTTCTCCCTGAGCGGCATCAGCACGAACATGACGAATGCGTTAAGCGGAAAGAACGATCCCAACTATGCCAAGCGCGCGGAGCTGTATAACCGCACGCGGGACACGCGCGGCTTGTTGATACTGGACAAGGCGCAGGAAGAGTTCTTCCAGTTCAACACGCCACTGAGCGGACTGGATACGCTACAGGCGCAGGCACAAGAGCACATGTTCTTTGTCAGCGCGATCCCGTCGGTGAAATTCGCAGGCCTGAGCCCCACGGGGTTGAATGCCTCGAGCGAGGGCGAGATCAAGGTGTTCTACGACACGATAGCGGCCGGCGCGTCCAGATTGCTCAAGCACCCGATAAAGCGCGTGATGGACATTATCCAGTTGTCGGAGTTTGGCGACATCGATCCGGACATCACCTTTGAATTCGAATCCCTGCACGAAATGACGCGTGAACAGCAGGCCGCCATCCGCAAAACAGAAGCGGAGACGGACCAGATTTACGAGAGTATCGGCGCGGTGACGAATAACGAGGTGCGCGAAAAATTGGCCTCGGATCCGAACAGCCCCTACAGCGGTCTGGATTTAAGCGGGGAGATTGAGATTGACGACGACGAAGACGACGAAAACTTCAACCTCGAGGAAAGCGCGTCGGAAAAAGACCCTCCGTCAGATCCGACCAAACGCGGGGATTGAGGCCTGGTACCGGCGGCAGCTGGATAGGGCGGTGCAGGAGCTGCACAACAGCACGCTCTATTGGCTGCGCGCCGAATACCGGCAGACCGGGCTGGCGCAGGATGCCTCACCGGCGATCATGATGCGTGATGCCATGCGCAAATTGTCGCGGCGCTGGCGAAAAAAATTCGATGTGCTGGCCGGGAAACTGGCTGAGCGTTTCGCTTCTGATGTGATGAAGAATAGCGATGCGTCGCTTTCCACTGCATTGCAGCAGGCCGGTTTCACGGTGCCCTTCAAAATGACGGCGGAAATGAACAACGCGCTGCAGGCGACCATCACCGAGAACGTCAATCTGATCCGCTCCATTCCGCAGCAATACCTCACGCAGGTCGAAACGCTGGTAATGCAGTCGGTATCTCGCGGGCGTGATCTCGGCACCCTGACAAAAGAGCTGCAACAGCGCTATGGCGTCACCCGGCGCCGGGCGGCTTTTATCGCGCTGGATCAGAACAACAAGGCAACGTCTGCCATGCAGTCGGCGCGCCAGCGTGCGCTTGGCATCCGCCGGGGGCGGTGGCGCCATTCCCACGCAGGGAAAGAGCCGCGCATCTCCCATGTGAAAGCCGACGGCAAAGAGTTCGATCTGGACAAAGGCATGTTTATCGATGGCGAATGGATCATGCCAGGGCAAAAAATACGTTGCAGGTGTGGATGGGAGGCGATTTTACCGGGACTGGAGTAATGAATGACGACTGAACGACTGGCATTTGACCGGGGTTCGGTGCGGCAAATTGATAAGGTCGGACGGCTGCAGGTCGAACGCAGCAACATCAGCAAGGCCAACGTGTGCGGCTATTACGGGCGTGAAATCCCGAATTCCGAGGCGCTAGGACTTGAGCCCGACCGGCTGTACATGCTGTACCGCGACCCCGACGAGCTGCGCAAGGCAGCGAAAACCTTCAATAACATCCCCATCCTTTGCCGACACAAGCCTGATTACCCAGGCGCGCCCGCGCGTGAGCTTCGGGTGGGGACAACGCACGCCAACAGTGATTTTGATGGCACCTACCTAACAAACGGATTGTCGATTTGGGACAACTCCGCCATCGCCGGTATCGAGACCGACGAGCAACGAGAACTGTCATCGTCGTATGCGTACGTCGCTGACATGACCCCAGGCGTTACCCCGGATGGCGTCAAATTTGACGGCGTGATGCGGGATATCGTCGGTAACCACGTGGCGCTGGTCGGTGACGGCCGGGCCGGATCCGATGTGCTGGTATTTGATTGCCTCCCGAAGGAGTTACAAAACATGAAATTAAATCGTAAGGGTGTCGCCATGCGCGCAGCGCTGGGCGCCTATCTTAAACCTCGCCTGGCGCAAGACGCCTCGCCGAAAGACCTCACGCAATTGGTGGGCCAGCATAAACGCCCCAACGCGATCGCGAATGCGGTCAAATCCGCGTTTTCCGGCCGCCTGGCGCAGGATATGGAAATCGAGCCGGCCGAGCTTGCCGAACTGATGGAGGCCGCCGAAGAAGTGGTCGAGCCGGAAGAGAACGGGCCAGCGTTTGATACCGAAAACCCACTGGAAAGCATCCTGGCGCTGTTGTCCGACAAAGTGCCGGAGGAAGTGCTGGAAAAAATCAAAGCGGTACTGATGCCGGCTGCGGATGACACCCCGGACGATCCAGCAAAAGACCCGGTAAAACCGAATCCCGATACGGTCAGCAAACCGGCGATGGACGCGGCTATCAGGCTGGCGGCTGACAACGCCACCAAGGCGGCGGCGAAAAACTTCCAGGCGGTTCGCACCGCTGAAAGTGAGGTGCGCCCCCTGATTGGTGACGTGGTGGCGATGGACTCCGCCGAGGAGGTTTACCGCACCGCGCTCGAACAGGCCGGGATCGATATCACCGACGTACACCCAAGCGCCTTCCGCGGCATGGTGAAGTATGCCGTAGAGCAAAAACGGGCCGTCAAAGCGCCGAAACTGGCCCATGACTCCGCGGCTGCATCGTCTTTCGCTGCCGACTTCCCTACCGCCGGCAAACTTAAACGAGGTTATTAACATGTCAAGATTTCAGACGAGCATTAACCAATACCCGGCTCCGGGTATTGAGGGGGCTTTTGCCAGTAACAACCCATACACCAGCTATGTGGCCAGTGAGGGGGCATTGGTCACCGGTGCCGACGGGTTAACCATTGGGCGATTTGCCTGGGTGGTGAAGGGCGTGGCATCGAACAAAGGCACTGGCGCGCCGTCGGGGTTTGTTCCTCGCGATGGCCAGGCGTCAATCGTTAAATGGCTGGGCGCGGCGTCTAACGTGATCCAGCCGGGGCGAGAGTGCACGCTGCACACCGGCGGTGATTACTGGGCGGTTACCACGACAGCGGCCACTGTCGGCCAAAAAGTGTTTGCGTCACTGACCACCGGCGAGATTGCTACCGGTGCCGCCGGCGCGACCATTGAAGGCTTTGCGGAAACGGCATTCTCGGTGGCCAGCGCCGCGGCGGCCAAAGAACGTATCAAAATCAGCACCTGGAGCAAGTGATGAATAAATTTAAGCAGCATTACGCTACCGCCAGCCGCGATTACGGCATCATCCTGCCGGGCGCGCAGGCTTACCTGCCGCCGGAGTACGCGAGCGATTTCGCGCTGGCGATGGATGCGCAGCCTAATCTGGTAACGGTCTCAAACTCCGGCGTGCCGGCCTATTTCACCAACTACGTTGATCCAGAATTAATTCGTGTGCTGGTGACACCGATGAAAGCGGCCCAAATCCTGGGCGAAACCAAAAAGGGCGACTGGACGACGCTGACCACTCAATTCCCGATCGTGGAATCAGCCGGTGACACCAGCTCTTACGGCGACTACAACAACAACGGCATGGTAACCGCGAACGCAAACTGGGTGCCGCGTCAGAGCTACCACTACCAGACGCATACCCGCTGGGGTGAACGCGAACTGGACATGTACGGCGCGGCGCGCATCGGCTGGGCGGCGGAGTTGAATGTCGCGTCTGCCCTGGTGCTAAACAAGTTCCAGAATAAATCCTACTTCTACGGCATCGAGGGCTTGCAGAACTACGGCCTGCTGAACGATCCATCGCTGTCGGCGCCGATTACCCCGATTGACGTCGGCGGTAAGTTGAAATGGGGCGATAAGGACGCCGAGGCGATTTATAACGACATCGTCAAGCTGTACAAGCAGCTCGTCAGTCAGACCAAAGGGCATGTCGAGCGTACCGACGCGATGAAGCTGAATATGTCTCCGTTGTCGGAAGCCAACCTGACGAAGACCAACCAATACAAGGTCAACGTTGCAGACCTGCTGCAGAAAAACTTCCCGGGTATGACCATCGAAACGGCGGTGGAGTATTCCAGCGACGCGGGTGAAGTGGTTCAGCTGATTGCCGAGCGTCTCGGGGAGAACGACACCGGTTACTGTGCGTTCACTGAGAAAATGCGCGCGCACGCCGTGGTGACGGAGTCTTCAGCCTGGCACCAGAAAAAATCCGCCGGTACCTGGGGGGCGATCATTCGCCAACCGCTGGCTTACGCACAAATGTTGGGGGTTTAAAAGATGGCAGAGCAAGTAACAGTTGGCTGCAAATTGCCGAACGGTTTGGTGTTGGAAGTCGACGGCCATCAGCAGGCGGTCGCGGGTTACCGCGGCGAAGATGTGCGCATTATCGGCGGCTATGGCCTCACACCGGTCGATAAGGAACTGTGGGATGCCTGGTTGAAGATCCACAAAGATCAACCGTATGTAAAAAACGGTGTGATCTTCGCCCAGGAGAATGGCAACAGCGCCCGTGCGCAGGCCAAAGAGCAGGAAAAGTTGACGTCAGGCCTTGACCCATTGCCGCAGAACAACCCGGCGCCGGGGATCAAGCGTGATGATGAAGCGATGAATAAGGAGGAGTAATGCATGGGCGCCGTGGTTTTCAACATCAAGGCATTTCGGGCGCTTTACCCGGCGTTTGCAACGGGATGCGGATCGGCGCCAAGTGATGACCTGCTCGAGGCGCTGTTCAATCAGGCCTCGACCCTCTACCTCGATAATACCGATGAAAGCAAAGTGCAGGATCTGAAAGAGCGCGAGCAGTTATTTTTCCTGCTTGTTGCTCATCTCTGTGCGTTGCGTGGATTTGGTTCAGGACAGTCGGGCGGTCAGGGAAGCGGCCTTGTTGGCCGCATTACCAGTGCCTCAGAGGGATCGGTTTCTGTATCGGTGGACAGCGCCGGCAGTAACGATCAGTCATGGTGGTATCTGCAGACTCCCTATGGCGCGGATTATTGGCAAGCGACCGCGCCCTACAGGACGATGGTTTATCACCCGGGCTCATCGCCATCGCGCTATCCAGATCACTACTATCGGCCGGTCAGGCGGGGGCGCTAAATGGGTGCCAGTGTTCGCGGCGGTGCCGCGTTTAAAGCGCGCCTGGCGCAAATTGCCGACGGGTTGTCTTCGGGCAAGAGCCTCAAGGTGGGTTTTTTGGCCGATGCGACCTATGAAGACGGGACCCCGGTTGCGCTGGTGGCCGCCGCGAACGAGTTCGGAAAAATGGTGATGACCAAGGCCGGGGAGTCCTATTTTCAGCTGCCGCGGCCTTTTTTTCGCAACATGATTTCAGCCAACAGTGCGCAGTGGCCCGGTGAGTTTTCGCAGCTTATCCGTTCATCAAATTATGACGCGCGGTTAGCGCTTGGATTGATGGGGGAGCGGATAAAAAGCCAGCTTCAGGATTCTATCCGGGAGCTCAATTCTCCGCCGTTGGCGGAGTCGACCATTAAGCGCAAAGGGTTCGATAAGCCGCTGGTCGACACTGGCCACATGCAGAACAGCGTCGACTATGCCGTTGATGGAGGTGATGAGTGAATTTGCACGGTATTGTTTCGCGCGCCGTCGGCGCGGTTAATCCCTTCGTTGAGGCGCAGATTTATCGATCTCTCGGTGCTGAAAAACGTGAGGATTATTCCCGGGCGCCGGCCTATGACGCGCCCATTCCGATGATGGTACAAAAACAGGCTGTTACCCAGGGCGACACACGGCACCTGGACAACCTGAATATTCAGGGGGTGTTCACGTCCATCTATACGAACGGGAACTGGTGCGGTGTGAGCCGACCGAAGCAGGTCGGCGGTGACAAATTCGTCATCGCGGGCGAAACGTGGCTTGTGGTGGCGGTGCCGGAGAACTGGCCGGATTGGACGAGGGTTGTTGCATGTCTGCAAACGTAACGCTCTCGATCACTGAAAGCGATCTCTATAAAGCCCTTGGCGATTTTCTCCAGGGGCTTTTTGTTGATGCGCAGATCGAGCGCACCCAGCAAAACGGGGTGCCGATGCCACAGGGCGAATTCATCGCGATGACTTCGCTGAATTCTGCCGGTTTATCTACGGCGGTGGTGAAGTACACGCCGCCACCGGCGGCCGGAATGGGTACGCAACACATCACGCGCACCACGCGCTGGGAATGTCAGCTTGATTTCTTTGGCGACAGCGCGGAGCGAAATTCCCTGATGTTCGCCACGCTGATCCGCTCGGAGTTTGGCACCTCCGCTTTTCGCTGCTCCGGGGGCGTCTTAACGCCGCTCTACTGTAGCGATCCCCGTCAGACCACGATGATTAACGGCGAGTGGCAATACGAACCGCGCTGGACGCTGGAATTCATCGCGCAAATCAAACCGGTGGTCAGTGCGCCTCTGGCGTTCTTCGACAACGTGACCATCAAAACGACCACAACGGAGTCCATCGATGGCAATTCCAATCAGTAAAGACGTAAAAATCAAACCGGGCGTGCTATCCGCCGTGGGTAATGCGGTCGACCTCAACGGCCTGCTTTTAACCGACAGCCCTTACGTACCGATCGGCGACGTCCCTTCGTTTTCGTCACCCTCGAGCGTGGCCGATTATTTCGGTGGTAACTCTGACGAATACGTTATGGCATCCATGTATTTTCAGGGCTACAACAACGCGACAAAATCTCCGGGGGCGTTGCTGTTCGCCCGATTCAACCGCGCGCCGGCGGCCGCATGGTTGCGCAGCGGATCGTTTAAAGGGGTGACGGTCGAGAAGCTGAAAAAAATCTCCGGTACGCTCACGATCAGCATCAGCGGGAAGAATGCCAGTGCGGAAGTCAATTTCAGCGCGGTAACCAGTTTTGCGGAGGCGGCCGCCGCGTTGCAAACCTCATTGACGGCCGCCGTGGCGACGGTGGTATATGACACCACGCACAATGCCTTCATCATCACTGCTGCAGGCGCCAAGCCGGAAGCGACGACTATCGCGTATGCGACCGGCACCGCAGCGGCACCCATGAAGATGACCAGCGATCTCGGCGCCAAGATCTCCCAGGGGGCGCCGGTGGCAGTGGTTCCCGCGCTGTTCACGGCAATCATCGCCAAGTCGCAGCAGTGGGCCTCATTCTCGACCGTTTTCGAGTGCAAGGATGATGAACACCTGGCGTTGTCCGCATGGGCCAGCGCGCAGGAGGAGCGCTTTTTCTATGTGGCGTGGACCACCAACGAAAAAGCCCGAATTACGGGCAATCAGGACCACATCGCGTACAAGATCATCACCGTGAACAATTACGGGAGTGTCGTGCCGGTGTTCTGCACTCACGTGAAAAAACCTGCATCCGTATTGGGATATGCCGCTGCGCTGGACTTTACCCGCACTGAAGGGCGCGTGCCGTTCAAATTCCGCGAATACAACGGGCTGGCGGCCGATGTGACCAGCGGTGATGAGTACGACGTGCTGATCGCCAATGGCTATAACTTCTACGGCAAGTACGCCGCCAATAACATCGTCGAGGATTATTGGGCGGATGGCTCGATCACCGGCGATTTCAAATGGCTGGACAGCTTCGCCGGGCAAATTTGGCTGAACGCCAACCTGCAGGGCGCGGTGCTGGCGCTGTTCAAATCCAACAAGACGATCCCCTACAACAACGCTGGGCGCGCGCTGGTTGCAACCTCGATGACCGATGTGATCGAGCAGTTTAAAGCATGGGGCGGCATTCGTGCCGGGGTGACACTGTCCGCGGCGCAAAAACTGGAGATCAGCAACGCAGTAGGGGAAGACGTGTCGGCGACAATTTTCGCGACGGGGTACTACCTCTATGTCGGTGAAATGCTGCCGGCCCTTCGTCCTGCTCGCACCAGCCCGAACTGCGCGTTGTGGTACAGCGACGGCGGCAGCATCCAGAAATTGAATATTGCATCGACGGAGGTTCAATAATGTCCAACACCATCACTTCTGCCGACGCCATCATTACGCTGTCGGTAATGAACCTGTACCCGTCAGGCGTGCAGCTGCAGGGCTTCGCTGCGGATAATATCTACGGGACCGACGCACTGAGCCTGGCGGAAACGGTGCGCGGCGCCGACGGCAAGTTATCGGCCGGCTTCATTTACGGCAACATCAACCAGACGATCTACATTATGCCGGATTCGGAGAGCCGGGACGTGTTCGATACCTGGGCGACCACATCGCGCGCCAGCGTGGCGGTGTTCCGCTGCAATGCAACGGTTATCCTGCCGGCGCTCAAGCGCAAATATAAATGCGTGAACGGCGTGCTGAAGCAGTGGAAGGCGCTACCGGATGCCGGCCGCATTCTGCAGGCCAGCCAGGCGATCATCGAATGGGAATCCATCACTCCAGAGGCGTTTAACTGATGGCACGTAAAGAGACGTTTATCACTATCGACGCCGCCGGGCGCGATCAGGGCAAGGTTTTCTACATCAAGGAAATGTCGGCGTCACAGGCTGAATGGTGGGCTTTGCGGGCGCTCATGGCGATGGGGCGCGGCGGCGTCGAGATCCCCGATAATTTACGCAGCATGGGGATCGCGGCGATGGCTGTTGAGGGCTTAAAGGCGATTTCGAAGATCCACCCGGATGAGGCCAAGCCGCTGCTTGATGAGTTGATGACCTGTGTTCAGGCCGTGCCGAATCCAGCGGATAAAACCGTGGTCCGCCCCTTGATTGAAGCCGATATCGATGAAGTGGCCACACGCCTTAACCTGAGCGCGGAGGTGTTCAAACTGCACGTGGATTTTTTCGCTACCGCCGGCCGCTAGATATCCCGCCTCGTTTTGCCAATCCTGACAGGCCGTTTGGGCTTGTTGATTACACCAACGTCCCGCACACCATCGCCACCGTGATTTCCGCCGGCAAAGCCTCCAAGGCTGAGCTGGATGCGGTGCTTGGTGTGCAGGACTTGTGGGATTTGTTGGAAATCATCCAGGTGGACGCCCATAACGCACGCGTAATGCAGGAGGGGAAATAATGGCAATGGTACTTGACGAGCTCGTCCTCGCCCTGGGTATTGACGACAAAAACTTCAGCGCTGGCGAGCAGGCGGTAGTGGCGGGGCTTGACCGCCTGACAGCGGTCATGGAGAACGTTGCGCAGGCGTTCGACACCGGCGAGAAGAAAAGCAGCGAGGCGCTGGATAAAACCGGGAAAAAAGCCGACAAAACCGCCAAAGACATGGAAGCCAGCGGCAAAAAGGCGGCGTCGTTCTTTTCCAGTATTCGCGCCCAGGTGCTGGCGCTGGCCGGCGTCACGTTGTCGCTGGGCGGCCTCAAAAGCTTTGTTACCGGGTTCACCAGTAACCTGAACCAATTGGCGACGGCGGCCGATGCCTTTGGCATGTCGGCCAAATCGCTGGATGGCTGGACCAAGGCGGGCGAGGCGTTCGGTGTCAGTGCCAACGAGATCGTGGGCGCGTTCTCCCGCATCAACGATGCAAAGGCACGCTTAAAATCTGGCCTTGGGCTGGATCCTCAACTTCAAAGCCTGCTATTGGCCGTCAACCAGGCGGGCGCCAATATCGATCTGGGCCGGGATGGGACTGAAGATATTGTCCGCAAATTGGCAGCCGCATTTCCAAACCTGAATAAGGATCAGCAGCAGGCCTATGGCAGTGAGCTGGGGTATGGCTACGCCGCGCAGCAATGGTTCGGATCTGGCCATGCGTTGCGCGATGTTGACCGATTTACAGCGCGCTCAGGCGTTGACGATCAGTCAATCGCGGCGGCGCGGAAGTTTCGCCAGCAGTGGGCAGAGATCAGCCAGGCCTTTGAGAAAACGGGATACATCCTCTTTAACGCGCTGCTGCCTTACATCAAACAGTTCAACGCGTGGCTGAATGATCTGGCGAACTGGATGGCACAGCACCCGGATGAAATCAAAGCCGCGGTGCAGGGCGTGTTCGATGTTCTGTCGAACATTGTTGGTGTCGCCGGTGAAGCCGCCAATGCGGTAGGAGGCTGGCAGAACGCCATTCTGCTGCTGGTTAGCGCATCGGTGGGTGGCAAGCTGCTTTCCCTGTTTAAAGGTCTCAGCGGGGCGCTGATGGGGCCTGCTGGCCTTATTGCAGCTCTGGTGGCGCTTGAGGAGTTTGTTGTTAAACCCCTCGAGGAAAAATACCCTGCGCTGAAAAATAACCCCGTTGCGGATGCCCTGAACAATCTGCCATTCAGTGACAAGGTAGAGGAGTGGGGAAAATCCGCTCGCGATTGGGTTAAGGATACATTCAGGATCAATCTGCCATTCAGTGACAAGGTAGAGGAGTGGGGAAAATCCGCTCACGATTGGGTTAAGGATACATTCGGGATCAATCTTCCGCGTGGTGATGGTTACGGGCAAGGCCAGGCTCCGACGCAGTTTGCTCAATCTGTACGCCGGCCACAGCCAACAAAGGCCGGTGAGGAAATGCTGGCGTGGCTGCAGCCGAAACTCAGCAAGCTGGAGGAAACGTTCGGGCTCCCTGCCGGGCTGCTGCGCAGCATGGTGATCACGGAGTCAGGCGGCGATACTCAGGCTGTATCGAAAGCGGGCGCCAAAGGGCCGTTTCAGTTCATGCCAGGCACGGCGAAGGACTTCGGGCTGGTCGGCGATGACGTTTTTGATCCGGAGAAATCAGCCCATGCTGCAGCGCGCTACATGTCGCAGCTGCTGAAAATGTTCGATGGTGATCTGGGTAAGGCGCTGGCGGCGTATAACTGGGGCCAGGGTAATGTTGAGCGCAAAGGGCTCGGCGCGGCCCCGCAGGAAACGCGGGAATACGTGCCGAAGGTGTTGTCGAATTTGCCTCAGCCAGGCGCAGGCATGGCGGCGCAGGCGCGCCAGCCGCTCGGCGGTTCGCAATCCACGATCACCGAAACAACCCATATCGGCACTCTGCAGGTGAATTCGCCGGCAGACAGCACGAAAGGGATCATCGACGACGCAAGGCAAAAAATTAATCGCTCCAGCCTTGTGGGCGCGTATGCATCGGGAGTATCGACATGAGGTTTTCCCTGAATCAGGCCACTGTACTGAATGCTGTGCGGGGCGGTGGCCTGCTGTCTGTCGTTAACAGCGTGCTGGCACCGGGATACGGAATTTATTATGCCTCCGGCGCCAGTGTTGGCACGAAGCCCTTTTCGCCAACGTCATTTGTCGTTATCGAAGTGGGGGGCGAAGCGTCGATCACTACTGCACCGATCGAGCGAGGTGGTTACACGTCGTTCAACAAGGTGCAGCGGCCGGCAGAATTACACATTACGTTTACCGTGGAGGGCTGGACAGGGTTTTCAGGCGGGCTTCCGAACCTGACCAATCTCACGCTGACATCCCGCTCGGACGTGCTGGCCACCCTGGAGACGATGCGAACAACGGCGGAGGTTTATGACATCGAAACCCCCGACAAAACCTATTCGTCCTATGACCTGACCAAATACGATTATCGGATCCGAAGCGACGGCGGCCCGACGTTGCTTACGGTAACGGCGGTTTTTCAGGACGTGCAGGACGTGGCCGAGGTGACCGTCAGCAGCGAGACATCGCAGGCCGACACTACCAATAATCAAATCACCCAGGGAGCGAGCGCCAAAACGGAGCTCGTTACCTCTTCAACGAGTGGTTCCACCCTTTCTGATGTGAAGAAAGCGATCTCCGGCGTGCAGCGCTCGGCGTCGGAATTGGTTGGGAACATTGCCGATAAGGTTTCGTCAGCGGTCGAGGATGTGACCAAACCTCTCGGAGAGGTCACCGTCAGCGCGACGCAAAAGTTGGATGCAGCGGTCAAGCAATTGGCGGGGAGTTTAACCTGATGCTGGAAATTGTACTCAAGCCCCTCAAGTCTCAACGGTTCACCGTCTCCCTGAATAATCAGGCCTGTGAAATTCGTCTGGCACAGCGTACCACGGGGCTATATATCGATCTTACCGTTAACGGCACTCCCTGCCTGCAGGGGGTGTTGTGCCTGAACGGCAACAAGATCGTGCGTTACGGCTATCTGCCATTCGCCGGCGAATTATTTTTCGCTGACCTGGCGGGAAACGCGGATCCTGAATGGTCCGGCCTGGGTGAGCGTTTCAAACTTTACTACCTTGCGCCGGAGGAAATGCCGTGAGCTATCAACAACGGGATATCAGGGTGGAGTTTACCCTGGCAGAGGGGCGAACGTTTGACGATCGGGGTAACGTGCTTACCGTCAAAAATGCGCGCTGTTATATAAGCCTGGCGGCGTATGGCGGGATTGCTGGCACGCAAATTACGCTTTATCTGTGGGGGCTCGTGGCCCAGCAGATGGCGGCGCTGAGCTACAAAGGGATTTGGATCGATGGGGCCAAGCCTAATCGGATCCGCGTATGGGCTGCTGACCGCCTGATTTTCGAAGGGTTTATCAGTGATGCATATGCGGATTACAACCAGGCGCCGGATGTGCCGCTAATTATTACGGCGAACATGATGTTTTATCTGCGGGCGAAAAAGGTGTCGCCATTCAGCGCGAAAGGCCCCGTCTCGATCGATGACATTTTGATGCCAATGGCATCATCAGTGGGGCTGAAATATGAGAATCAGGGCGTTAAACGCACGCTGCCCGATCCGTATTTCCAGGGAGATATCACGCAGCAGATGATCGAGGCGGCACGGGCTGTTGATGCCGAGATCGATATCAACGTGGAGAAGGTGACGATCTGGCCAAAGGGAGTATCCCGAAAAGAGCCGGCATTGTTCGTTTCTCCCGACCACGGATTAATCGGATATCCCATTTTTACCAATGTTGGGCTGAGCATTTCATGTCTGTTCTGTCCTGATATTTTTATTGGTCGCAAATTGTCGTTGGTGACCTCACTCCCGAACGCCAGCGGCCGCTATGCGGTGCTCGGTGCAATGCACACGTTAACCTCATGGATTGAGGGCGGCCAATGTTCAACATCCTGCGAATTGTTGCGGCAACCCGGGGGCTGATATGGAGAATTTTCATGTAAACGGCTCCGATCTGAATGGTGATATCAACGCGCAGGACTTCGTTATGCGCCAGTTTCTGGGGCGTCATGCGTTTATCACGTTGGGTAGGGTGATCAATGCCAATGGGGAGCACGTGGACATTCGCCCTATGGTGATGGCCGTCGCTGGCGACGGCTCACCTATCCCGCATGAGGTGATTTACAACGTGCCGGTATGGCGTCTACAGGGTGGCCAAAGTGCGGTGATTATGCCACCGAAAGCCGGTGATATTGGGTTCATAGCGATTTGCGATCGGGATATCAGCGGGGTTAAAGCCACGCGCCAGCCCGCGATGCCCGGTTCAAGGCGCACGCACAGCCTGTCAGATGCGATCTATCTGGGTGGTGTGCTGAATGGTGACCCGGTGCAATTTGTCGAGTTTGCCGATCAGCAGATCAATGTAACTTCACCCTGGAAAATTACGCTGAATGCGCCGGATGTTGAAACCAATGCATCGAAGCGCTTTGCCGTTAACTCGCCGGAAATCGCACTGAACGGCGCGACCGAGGTGAGCCAGAAGTTTACAGCCAAAGGCAAAGCGGAACTGTCCGCCGGCGCCACGATTAGTGGCATCGAGTTTGGTGACCACGTGCATGGTGGCGTGCAATCAGGCAGCGCGCAGACGAATAAACCGCAATAGGGGGCATGATGCAAACTCGCTCACTTCTTCTCGATACGAATACCTGGGATCTGATGCTGGACGACAAAGGCAACCTGGCGGTCACGGACAATCCTTATGCGGTGGCGCAGGATGTGGCGTGCGCCTGCAGCACTTTCCTTGGCGAGTGTTGGTATGACAACACGCTCGGAATTCCTTATTACCCGCGGATCCTCGGCCATTGGCCCGGCACGCAGCTGATTAACACCAAAATGCAGCAGGAGGCGATGAAACTGCCGACGGTCTCCAGCGCGCTGTGTACGGCAGTCTCTGATGGCGATCGCCGCATTGGTGGCGTAATGACGATCACCGATACCAATTTCAACGATTACACGGTGCTGTTATGACGGATGAAAACACCAATTACACAACTGCGGTACCGGCGGTTACGTTTTCAAAAACGGGGCTGCTGGTGCCGGATGAGGTGGACATACTAAACGGCCGGTTAACCGATTTCTCCACCGCGCTGGGGAGCTCGATGGGGACCAGTCTGACAAGCCCACAGGGGCAGCTGGCGATGAGCGATTCGGCCATCATCGCCGATAAGAACGATCAGTTGCTGGCGATCGCGAACCAGGTGAACGCGGACTACAGCAGCGGCAGGTTTCAGGATGCGATTGGCCGGGTTTATTTCCTCGACCGCATCGGTGCCACCGGCACGACAGTAACCGGGACGTGCTCAGGGCTGGTGGATACGCTGATCCCTGCTGGAAGCCTGGCACAGGATGAAGCAGGGTATCTCTACGCCAGCCTTTCCGATGCAACGATCGGCGCCGCCGGTAGCGTTGATGTGGTTTTCCAGAACCTCACGACAGGCCCGATCGGTTGCCCCATTGGTGCGCTCAGCAAGGTCTACAAAGCGATCCCTGGCTGGTCAGGTGTGACCAACCGCGCCGCCGGGGTGCCGGGCAACAATGAGGAGAGCAGAGCCGACTTTGAGCACCGCCGACGCAATTCCGTTGCCAACAATGCCCGGAATACATTGAACGCGATCCGCGGCGAGATCCTCGCAAAAGTTCCCAACGTAGTGGACGTATACGTTACGCATAACCCGACCCCGGTAGACAGACAAGTCGGCCCATCCAAATATACATTGAAGAAAAATTCGTTCTACGTTGGCGTATATGGTGGAAAGGCTGAGGATATCGCGGATGCTATCTGGCGCAAGGCGCCGCCCGGTGTCGACATGAATGGTGATTCTTCATACACGATTGCAGATACCGACGGCTATGAGCCGCCATATCCGGAGTATGTGATCACCTGGCAGGGGTTGAAGCCGGTGAGCGTGTCAGTGAGGGTTATCCTGAGAAAAAGCGAATATTTACCATCGGACATTACCGATCAGGTAAAGAGTAAAGTGATTGCGGCATTCAATGGCGCTGATGGGGGCAATCGAGCGCGTGCAGCGGCTGCGCTGGCCGCCGGGCGATTCTATGCGGGCATTTACAGCATTGACCCTTCAAACATCGATATTCTCAGCCTAGCGCTGAGCAGGAATGGTAACGCCTTTTCCTCATCCCTCCAGTTTGGTATCGACGAAATTCCGACGCTGGATCCGAACAATATCAGCGTATAGCTGCAGGAGGTCTAAATTGCAGAATGTGGCCGCCACTGTGCTCGCACAGTACGCCGCCAGCCCCCGCCTTAACGCCCTGATCGGCAGCTTCAACGAAGCCGTTTCCCCCGAAAAGTTCGTCGATGATTTTTACGATCTGATCTGGAACATCAAAACCGCAGAGACCTATGGCCTCGATGTGTGGGGAAAAATTGTGGACGTAAGCCGGCGGCTAACGGTCGACGACGACTTTAATTATTTGGGGTTCAGTGAGGCGCGGCTGGATACGCCAACGCGGACAGATCCCCGCCCATTTGACCAGGCGCCGTTCTATAGCGGTGAGAGCACAACGCAGACCATTGAACTTGCGGACCCGATCTATCGCCGTCTGATCATGATGAAAGCCATGAGCAATATCACTGATTGCTCAATACCGAATATCAATCGGATGTTGCGTTACATGTTCGGCGATCGGGGGCGCGCCTATATCAAGAATGATGGCGGAATGAAGATGAGCTATGTATTCGAGTTTAAACTGTCGACCGCAGAGCTGGCCATCGTCCAATCTTCCGGCGCGCTACCGGCGCCACCAGGTATTAACGTTTCGATAATTCAGAAGGCATAACATGAAACTGACAGATAAACCGCGTCAGATTGCAGTGCCGTTCGCCAGCGGTACTGCTGACAAAAACACGATCCCCAATAACGCCACGCAGGAAACCAAGGAAAAGGGCAAAGCTGCCTATGACTCTGGCTTTCCGCCACTCACAATGACAGCGTTCGCGGCCGGCGGTATCCCGCCGCACGGGAAGGATTTCAACGGACTGCTGAACGACATCACCGTGGCGATCCGCTTTTCTCAGGCCGGCGGCCAGTACACCTTTGATTCGGCATTTACCTCGGCGATCGGCGGCTATCCCCGTGGCGCGATGGTGTTGAGTTCCGATGGTTCGAAAATCTGGTGGAATACGGTTGATTCAAACACCACTGATCCGGATGGCGCCAGTGCCGCAGGTTGGAAAAATCTGCTGGCGGATCCCAATGGGCTGTTTCTTCAAAAGTCGCAAAACCTGGCGGATTTGCAAAATAAAGCGGAAGGGCGGAAAAACCTTGAGCTAGGCACTGCTGCGACGAAAAACGTCGGCACTGGCAGTGGTAATGTGATGGAAATGGGTACGGCGGGTTTGGGTGTCGGGCCAATAGCCAAAAACGACGCTTACAGTAACATCGCGCAGTTTTACCGCGTAAATGCTTCGGCAGCCAATAAGCCCCCAGCGGTGTCCGGGAACGTATCAGCTGGCGTTGTATGCTTGCCTATGGATGCCGCACCGTCCTCAGGCTACGTTGCTGTTGTTGGCGGTAATATGGCTGCGTATGTTGGTGTTTCTCAAGCGGAGGCTGGTGGGATTACCTGGGCGAGAATTTATACTGATAAGTTTAAACCTACTGCTGCTGATATTAATGCTGTTGCTAAGGCTGGCGACACCATGACGGGGCAATTATTCACCCCCGCTGTTGCTACAACGCCAGGAGCAATTCCGTGGGGAGCAGGTGCTTTTTCCGAACAATTGAACACCCAAGCACCATTCTTTCAACCTAATTGGCAGTGGCCCGTATCTTCCGGCGGTCTTTATGTGCCGATTGCTAAAGGTGTTGCGACCAGGCAAGGGCAAGGTTATCCATCCGCAGTGAGTTTTGGATATTTGCTCGGTGGCACGCCAAGTTTTGCTCAAGCCTGTATCCATGTGAAGGGAGATAATGCCGACTATAATTGGAAATTTGACTCCAATAGTGGGAACTTTTATTGTCCAGGCGGAGTTTATGCAAATAATGCTATCTTTCATGTCGACGGGAATATTACCGGTAGTATCTGGGGCGGCTATCTCAGTAACTGGCTGAATCAAAATATTTCTAACGCTCAAAATAACGCGCAAAACTGGGCTTATCAAAATCTTGTCCAAAACGTCAGGCTTACTGGGCGAATCAACCGACCTGATACTGGCGGCCAGATAAGGGTTCCTGATGGTTGTGTGTTTACTGGAATGTCGGGAGCCAACTATGATCCTTCAATTTGGGCGTCATATTCTTATGTGCAAGTTTTAATTAATGGTTCTTGGCGAAATATAGGAACTTCTTAATCATGGTTAAATTTGAAAATTTCACTATTTACAAGCCTGAGTTTAAATCCACCGAAGAGGACGAGCCAGAATATAGGCCTGATATTCTTTACGCCAGAGATGAAAATGGGCGAGACTGGTACGATTGTCAGGCTGATTTTAGTTCTGACACGCTGAAGGTCATGTATGACGAGAATGGCGTTATCGTCTGCATATCTAAAGACGTCACAGCTATTTTCCCTCCTGGTTTCTCAGTAGCAGAGGTGGCGATTAGCGAAACTCCTCCTGAAGCGTGCAACGATATGACATGGGTATATCGTGGCGGAAGGGTTATTAAGCGTATCTACAGCCCTGCTGAAAAGCGCAAGATGGTACAGGGGGAGAAAGAGCGTCGTATTGCGCGTGTTAACCAGGTTACGCAAACCCTCAATAGTAAGTTGCTATTGGGTATGGCTACCGATGAAGAGAAGGCCAAATTGCGTATATGGATGGACTACGTTAATGAAATCGAGAAGATCAGCGATGACGCAGACCCTGAAAAAATCGTGTGGCCAGGCCGGGGATTACCCGGCTCATTAGTTTAAATCGACAGCGTGCGCCCCAGCGGCGCGCGCTCACACCACCTATCTTTATACGCCTCCGTCGGCTTGCCGAAGGAATAGCGCATCTCCTTTCCTTCCCGTTCGCATAACTCGTATGCGGCCCGAACGTTTAACCAGGTGACAATCGTCCCAGGGCAAAATCCATTATGTTCGCGGTCATATCCACCATTCACATAATCAAAGCAGATCCATTCTGGACTGTCTGCGCGAGTAATTAATTGAAAAGCACATGGTTTGCCGTTATAGAACAGCACAAAACCGAAGATCATTTCACGCAGAGACGTTATCATTTCCATCATTTGACGCTTGTTTCCGGGTTCATGCCCCCAACGCTTGGCATACAGTTCAAAGTAAATATCTACAATTTGAACGGGGGTTAATAACGCCTGGTCTACTACTTCACCACCTGAATTCAGGAATTTTTTTAGCTCGCGGTTTCGACTGTTTTTTGTTGATGATGAATATCCACCCTTGCCGCAGGTTTTAGCCAGGCAAATTTCACGCTGACTATTAAGCGAAAACGTAGAGTTCAATGTTGAACGGCCGTTTAAGGATGACAGGATTTTAGAGCGATAAGGGATCACTGTTTTAACACTGCTGCTAATTGGTAAAATCATTTCGTCTTTGTTAAACGGGAACATATCAATCCCGATTTTTTTCGACTGGCGTCCGACGATAGCGATCTCTTTTCTTCCATTGGTACACATGCCGCCGAGCAGTGAGCCATTGGAATCTCGTTTGATGTAGTATTTATGGCGTAAGTTAAGTTGACGTTGCATAAAGGATAAAACGTCAGGGTGAGTAACAAAACTACCGCCATAAAGGCTATAACATTTTCTATATTCTTCTGCTGTGCCTATGCGCCAACCAGTCGCATAAGAAATAAATTTCCGTATCAT